TGCTTTTGAGCGGCTTTCCATATTTCCCATGTCACCTTTCTAGGTGATGGATCAACTGGTTGAACTTTCTTCCAATTGATTAGGATCATATGTGCTACTCTTAAGTCAATTTCCGTTGGCTGTTTGAGCCCAATTAAACCAATCCCTCCTAGCCATTCAGGTATGTACCACGGTAAATGTGTTGCCTTCAGTCCTTCTTTATGGTATTCAATGAACATATCATGTACAACTTCACGTTTGTCCTCTGGACAGTATATCATTAATTCTCTGTACTTTGCTCCTAAGTTCAGTAGATTAGTTGACTTCTCATCGTTGAGATCAGCTACGGTAGACCTCTTCATACCGTAGAGAAGTCCAAAATTGATATATTTTGTGAGGTTGTATGGATTCATCCTGCACGTCGTCGCTCCTGGTTTGGAACCTTTACGTATGTCTGTCCATATCTCTCTAGTTGGGTTTTCGGGATCATATTGGAAGTTAGTAGAATTCATATTTACGAATTCTCTGCTTCTGAATGTTTTCCCTAAACTCTCTGTGAGACCGACTTGACGCGTAATGCGTTTCCAAAACTCGTAGTATGTATTTTTTGCTTTGACCGCAACGTCATCTCCATTAATTAACATGGGGGTTTCGTTCAGGGTTCGAGTTTGCTGTATAGTTAACTCATATGCCCATCGGCACATGGCAGCATTAATAATACATAGTACTGGGAACGACGAGATGGATCCTATGAGTTGTCCGGACTGTTGAGGTTTGAACTGTCCCGGTTTGTCGGGGTCTTCCATTTCATGTCCGACTAATGAGCTGACGTATAATTCTCTTTCTATATCACTGAGCTTTAATTCATCAGCAACAGCGTTTGCTGCTGCTCTTGATGCCCATGAGAAGATTGAGTTTGATGCGTCACTATAGTCGCCTGATAGGAATTCCTCGTCATCACCTAATTTGCCACCTAATCCGTCGAGCATTGCTCTTCCGGATATGTATTCTCCTAGCAATCGAAATGTCTTTAATTTACGCATATGATTGTGCATAAATTTCTGTAGACTGTGTAAAACTGTTGCAATATACGGGTCATGTTTTGTTATGACTCGAAATTTCAATGGTTCTACTAGTCCTACAGGGACAGCAATATTTTTTGCTTCTTTTGCTTTTTTTAGAATACGAAACCACATCTTAGCATAGGCTTCGGTGTGTGGTAATTTTGACAGGTCAGTTAATATCGTCCGTCCTTCCTCTTCAATATGTTCTTCACCATTAATTTCTTCATATTTCCTTTTATTCCATCCCCCCGGAACCCTTAGATCCTTCATGATGTCTTTGTCTGTTAGGATTGCTCCGACTGCACCACCTCCTGTTCGGTTGACTATATAGTTAGCTGATGTTGATGGGAACATAGGCTTGATCCGATCTTCAATGGTATATTCCTTTACGTTCTTGAAAATTTCTGTTACAGTTCTTCTTATTTGCTTTATGCAACTAGATCTACTGACTGATGTTTCAAGGTCGTTTGGAATGTTATCATTGTAGTCGGCCCATTTTAGTAGTTCTTCTGGCAACAGATTTTCCTCCACTTTTAGAGTGGTTAAACTCTCATAGGTCTGCTTTGCGGCTTCTTTAGCTTCTGCTTTAGAACCTCTTGGCATTCCTTTTTTGAGTTGGAGAATTGTTGTCGTGAACTCTAGCCTTTGTTTCCTTTCTTCCTTTGTGTCAACTTTCTTTAAGAATGACTGGATATATCTTCCAGCCTTTCCACACAGAATTTGATGCGGCAGGTCCTTTATTGTCGGAAATGGGTTTTTTGCTAAAGGCTGTTTGTTTGTTGCCGAGAAGAATGCAGAGAGTTTATATTTCATTACTTTTATCCAGTTACCTTTAAGGTCCTGGACTAATGTTAAATAAAACTCTGTCGTTTTTTGAACGACTTTTGCTTCTTCTTCTATGGATAGTTTCAATCCATACAACTTACAAGCCCTTATTATAGCTTCAATACATTTTTCAACACTGCTGACTATTTGCAGTGTTGGGAGCGCGTTGCTACCATGAGGCGATGTCATTGTGTCTGACATTGCGGTTTAGAGTTAGAATTTTCAACGGGGAGCCTACCCGTG